GATCTTTTGGATGTAGATCATAGTCTGGATCTTGTCTATAGCCGCCTCGTTTTACACCTGATTTACGAGGACCATAGTCGACATTCAAAGCTTTCACTAGATCAGCTGTTCTCTCATCAAGAGATTTTTCAGCTCTAATCTTGGCAGCCTGAGCATGAAGCCCACCCATTTCAGCCTGAGTCAAAGCCTTCTTGCGGCCGCCTTCAATAATCTCTTTCTTTCGTTCTTCTGAAAGAGAAGGTGTAGAAACTTTACCGTGAGCCTTTGGATTCTTGTGAGTGCCTTGAACAGAAATCTTGCCCTCTCTAGAGCCTACTCCATGATACATAGCCTTCTCAAGAAGAGCATCTACGACAGTCATCATTGAAGCATTCTTTAGTTCTTTTTCATGAGCAGCATTCGCAGGAATCACTTTTCTGTTCTGCTTTCGACCAGTGCCTCCATCGCCCCTTTCGAATACCTCTACCTCACCCGTTTTTGGTTTATTTCTATAAGTCTTCACGCTATCTGTAAATCCTTCACCAGAAATAGTAACATCGGTGTCGGTTCCAGAACCACCTATATCTTGATCAATAGTTTTTGTTGAACCCTTTACAAGATCTGATTCCTCAGACTTATAAGCCTGTGGTTCCTTCTTTTCGACCATTTCATATTCAGAACCACGGTGGCCAGGAGGATCCTGTCCGAAAACATGATCTTTAGCCTTTGGAGCTTGTTTCTTCTTGGCCTTTAGACTATCTTCAGTCTCGCCATCGAGAACATGAGTGTGACATTTTTCCATTGATTTCCCCTGTGATTCTAATCTTTTAGCGGCATTCTCATCGGCCTGGCGGACTGCCTTCTCACGCTTAGTGACGGGAACATCTTCACCCTCATCAATACGACGTTTGTCAAGACCCCGAAGATAGCCTTCTACCTTTGGATACGACCGGGCCTTATTGAGAAGCTCATCAATAATCTGTCTGTCCATTAATCGTGCCTCTTCATCCCTGCCTCGGCAGCTTTCCTATCATGAGGATCCTTGCTTTCGGCTAGTTTCTTGAGATTTCTCATAGTACCGGGTTTACCAGCTTCATAACTAGCTTCTTCCTTCGGCCTTGCAGGAGAGCCCATAGTCTGAACGTGCTTCGAATCCGGAACTATGAGCTCACCCTCTGGAAGCTCCGCCTTCTTCTTGCCGCCTTGAGCCTTGTTCTTGCCAGGGCGACCTTTAGTTAGCTCCGAGTTTTTTTTTCGAGGATCTCGTCGAGTGACTTGATAAGATCGAAACCGCCGTCAGAAGCATTCTTCAGTTTCTTCTCATCGGAAACATCAATAGGCTTGCCTTCTTTGAACTTGCCCTTTTCACCAGTTGATTCCTTCTTGGTGACCGTGCCAGCTTTGACGTTGTGTTCATAACGAACTTCACCAGTCTTCTGCTTAGGATGCTTGAAGCGAGTTTCTGGCTTTGTTCCATAGCTAATCTGGGTAGCCTTGCCACCAGCAACCTTCTTTGAAACCGATGGGGAGCCCTTTTCAAGGCCCATGTTTTCTAGAATAGACTTTGAGAAGTCCATCGACCAAGATTTTTCACTCATGTGTTCTCTCTTTTCTTTCTCAGGAGACTTAGCCCATTCGCCGGCTTCTTCAGTCTTCTTTGATTTTTCTGTATCATCATCTTCATCATCTTCTGATTTGGTAAGATCAGGTTCGTCCTCAGACTTTACAGCCGATGAGGATCCTCCTGTAAGTCTAGCCATAGCGGCGCCTCTCATCTTTGCCTGTTCAGCGGCAGCTCTTTCTTTAACTTCAGGAGCAGCACCACCAGCTAAACCACCTGGCTTAGTTGGATCTTCTGACATCTTTCGAGAGACCTGACCTGGGTCCAGATTTCGACCACCAATAACTGCTTTGAGAATCTCTTCCATTCTTTCAGAACCCATTGTCTTGAGCAAATGACCGAGAGTTTCCTCATCGGCAGACATTGATTTCTTATTTGGCTCAGCCGGAATGGTGTCATCATCTTCCATTTCATCTTCGAACTCTTCTGGAAGATTGTCAGCTAGATTGTCAGACTTTTCAACTTCTTCATCCTCTGACTTTTCAAGATCACCATCCTCTACAGAAGCGTTCTTAGTGCTTGTGCCTGGATGCCCACCGCCACCAGTCTTGTGGTCTACGCCACGAAGATTAGCTTCATGACCCTCACCACCGATAGTGTCTTCGGAGCCATCCTGGAATTCCTCACCGGACTCATTCTTCTTCTTGCTCTTGAGAAGTTCATCTAAAATCTCCTGAGCTTCTGGGTGCCCCTTGAGAAGTGTGGCAACCGTCATTTCGTCAATTGTATAAGATCTCTTCATGGCTCCCTCTTTCAATTTTTCTTTATAAGCACTTTGTGCTTTGGCTTTACCTTCATCGAACTTCTTTCGACGAGCAATCGCTTCATCGATTTTCGCATTTTCCTCAGGAGTAGTTGTTCTAACTACTTTATCTTTAAAGAATAGCTCGGGCATTACTCGTCTGTTTTGCATCTTATATCTCCTAACCGAATAGATAGCTATCGGGTATTTCTAGTTTAGCCGTAAAGAGCCGTGGTAAATCTTCAAAAGCCTGTTCTCCACCTTGATCAGCAGACTTTCCAGCGACTGTACCTCTAATCTCATGAGCGGCGGTTATTACAATGTAGCTCGGGAAGAAGGTATAGAGAACACTGAAACCCTTTCCAACTGGGGGGTTGCACCTACCTTCATTCCAAATAACTTCGCCTGCCGTATTTGAATCAACAATCCTATCTTCAACATTTAGATTCGTGCAGTCATACGATTTACCATCCTGATCAATAACCTGCATAAGCTCTACAATCGGCCACGTAGTTTTATACGTTGATTTCCCAGCCTCATAGATCAATGCCTCGCTTCTAAACGTGACAGACTCTTTGAAAATCATTCGATCACGTATATTTACCTTATTCTCTGGCTCACATGTTAAATTAACAAAGATGTTGCTCATAATACCAGGTTGAGCCACTCTATACGTTAAAGTCTGTTCCTCTCTTCTATTTGAGGAGGGGACAGCCCTTATTTCTTTAGTAAACACATACGTCCAACCAGTACCATTACATAATCCGCATATCAACTTCCTGAATTGAAGCTGATCTTGTTGCGGTGCTAATGTGCACGGGCAAACTAATGCTTGCCACCAATCATATCTACTTCCATACTGCTGTATTAGCCCTATGGCCGCCTGAGTATTATAATCAATCTTTACTGGATTGAAATGAACTCTAGCGGCGCCCTTGGCTGTGCCTCTGTTGAGAGCCATTATGCACCGACCAATGACAATCCGTAATAGTATTGTCTAAGAGTCTTGACAACTTCAGTCATTTCTCTTTCCATTTGTCTGATTCTGCCTCCGTATGCAGCGTTTTCAGCCGATGCCGTAGTGCTGACCGACTGTGAAAGTCCATCAATTCCGATAGAATAGCCCGCCAAAGCAGCCTGACCACCGAGAGCAATTTCACCGAGCACATTTAAAACTCCCGTCGTAGCATTCATTCCGATAAGCTGCGCTAACAAATCGGGAGCATTTTCATCACATCCTATACCAGCCGTATAAGAAACCCTGAGAATCTGAGGTATATATGTCGATGTAGCCATTAAAGGCATGAAAAGCAATAATTGATTTCCTATGTTCGCACTTGCCAATGTTCCGTAGTAGGGAATGAGAGTCACTTGAGCTGATTTCTTTTTAAGCTGGACCCATTCCTTTGGAATATTGATAATTGATGTAATGACATTCAAATCCATTGATATAACTTCGATGGCGGGACGAGTGTTGAGCTGAACGTATCCGTAACCGCCCATCCATTCTTCAACACGATAGTCATAAGTCTCATTCTCAACAGTCTTGGGACGTATTGAGATGTCCAATAAAAGCTCTGCTCTACTTATTGCAGAATCAATGTAGAACTGAATAGCCTCATCGGTAAGTTTGTCATCATCGAATTCAATGGGAATTCTCCAAAGCCAAACTTCTTTTAGCCAATCAGGTGTAATGTCTTTTATCTTCATTTATTTTATCGGCTTCTTTGAATTTAATTTTATACCGGCTGCCGTATGACAATTTGTACAAGGAGAGACAATTGCCGTATGATGTAAAAGACTTGTTCTTTGCCTTTGAAGTTCTGAATTAACACTGTGAACTGTTATATTTTCACCAACAGCAGCTATTTCTGAACGCATAGCAACAATGTCTTTCTGAGTCAAAGCAATGTCTTTCTGAACTTCAACTATCGTAATACAAACCCAGGAAACAAGAGCAATTACGATAACAGGAATTGCCTTGCCTAACATTTCTAAGAGATATTTTATACCACGTTCTTCTTCTTTGGTTCTTTTTACTGATTCTGCTGCCAAAAAAGCATCTAAAAGCGATTCGGAAACCGCACGTTTTATTTTTTCATGTTCGTTTCGCTCAACTTCGGTCATATCAGAGGCTACTTCCATATTTGTATTTTGTTCATCCATAGTTAATCTCTACAAATATTTATTATCCTTTATATTCGACAACTCCAATGGCAACAGCAGCATCGCTGAGGACAAGTAGATAGACATCCTGAGCATTAGGTTCAAAATATTGTGTGAAAGGAGTAGCAGAAAAGAAAGCGGAAAGGTCTAAAGGGGCTGCTGTCTTTGTAAATGTAAAGTAAGTCTTATGATCAGCAGAAATGGTAGTACCATTTGTAGACAACCCGATTTTTACATATGTACCGTTAGAAATCACAGAATATATAATATATCGAGTGCCTTTTATGAGCGGCAATGCAACATATGTTGCACCCCATTCAAATCTAGCTTTATGTCTAAGCACAGCCTCCGTGTTTTGTGATACAACGCACGAGGACGACGTATACGCGCCCGTAACATCAGCCATAACAAACTCCTAACTATGTCATCATGTTTATTTAATACAAAATCGTTAGGCTACTTTTTTGCCCTTTGATTTCTTTGTTTCTGCAGGAGCTTCAGCTTCTGCTACAAATGTGGTC